GGAATGTGCGGTTCTGGCGTACACGTGTATTTCACGTGTACCTGCGTGGTTTTCCCATGCAGTGTCTTTGACGGCCAGGTCTATGGACGACTTTTTGGCTCTAGATCTCGCCTCGCGGGTGAAGGAGCTCATCGATATCGTCCCTGGTAACCGCATTACTACCGTACCGAAGAACGCAAAGACGGATCGGGTGATCGCAATCGAACCCACAATGAATGGTTACATTCAACATGGGCTAGGTAAGATCATACGATTACGTCTGAAGAGGGTTGGTGTTGATCTTGATGATCAATCCAAGAACCAGAGATTGGCTCTTGAAGGGTCGATTAGTGACGATTTAGCCACTATCGATCTCGCCGCTGCTTCCGACTCCGTTTCTTTGGAGCTCGTTGAGCAGTTACTCCCTCCCGACTGGGTTCACGCGATTAAGCTGTCGCGTAGTCCAGAAGGCGTTCTCCCTGATGGTAGACGTGTAGTCTATCAGAAGGTGTCGAGCATGGGCAACGGTTACACCTTTGAGTTGGAGTCCCTGATATTTTGGGCCCTGCTCTCGAGTGTGATGACGTTGCACCAGCCGATCGATCGTCGATTTGCTGTATATGGGGATGATTTAGTCGCCCCATGCAGCATCGCGCCAGCCCTGATCGATGTCCTTGACTTCGTCGGTTTTAAGACGAACGTTAAGAAATCTTTCTTGACCGGCCCGTTCCGCGAGAGTTGTGGTAAACACTACTTTAACGGAGTCGACGTGACGCCAATCTATATCCGTGAGGATATAGCGTCACCCGCACGGCTTCTCTGGTTTGCCAACCAGGTGCGTCGTTGGTCCCGTCTTTCTTGGGGACTTGATGGCGCGATGAAGCCGTTGTACGATTTCGCCGTTTCACGATTACCTGTGAAATTGCGAAAGCCGACTATCCCAGATGGTTACGGGGACTTCGCCTTGTTTGGCGACTTCGACGAAATTCGTCCGAAGAAGTGTTCCCGAGGATCTGAGGGCTACGTTGGCGTTGTGCACCTTCGCTTTGCGAAGGCGTCTCAGCTCGGTGATGTACCGTACTTCCTACGACAGCTTGAGAAAGTTGGTCACGAAAAGAGACCTTTGGATTCTCTGATCCGTGAGTGGGTCGAAAAACCCTCTGTTAGGAAGCGGGACTTGGT